TCAGGGAAATTATCTTCACTTGGGTCATCAATAGGTTCAAAAGGATCTACTGGATCTGCAATATATGGATCATATGGTTCTCTAAGATCTTTTTCAACAATTGTAGCTTTACCAATGTTATTAGTAAACATCGTCATGATATCACTATCATCAACAGGAGAATTAGTTCTTAACCTTATAAAGAAAGTTTCTTCAAACTCTTTAATTGAATCAGTTATTGTTTGTACGGTAATAGTCTTCTCTGTTTCTCCTATATTAAATCCAAGAATACCATCCTCTTTTAAATAATCAACTCCAACAGTAGCTGTACCTTGTTTATCAAGAGTTTTATATGTAATTGAAGAAGATACTTCTAGATAACCACTTCTAGTTACAGTAAATACAGCAGAGTCACCTTCAGTAACTTGAATATTATTAATATTGTAGACTACTTTCTTTTGAGTAGGTAGTTTAGGAACACCTCCTGTGAATCCAACTGTAGTTACATCTAATGGTCTACCAGTATATGCATCTTCACAAATGTATTGTGTATAATCTGCAGGTGTATCTCCAAAGAGATTATCTAAACTATCCAATAAACCATCTAAGAAATCTCCATCGTCTTGTTTCTTCTTCTCTCCAGTTGTGCATACTGTATCATACTTAGCACATGTTTGATCTGGACCTGAGCAAGAAATACCAAGAAGTTTTAAAACATAGTTAATTGCATTACCAATAAGATTAAAGGGAACTGCTATTGCTCCAAGAATATCGCTTAACGGACCTAAAATGCTATTAAGCAATTCAGTCATTAACTGTTGGATCTTAGAAATGATACCATTAACTAACTCATCAACCTGACATATAGCATTACGATATATCTGACTTAGGTAACTCATCAATACATTGGTTAACCATGCTGCTAATCTATCTCCAAGATCTGCCATCTTACAACCAAGATCTTTAAGAAGTTTGTTAAACCACTCTGTAATTGGAGTTAACGCATTACCTGTTTCAGAAGGACGTAATACTGCTTTAACTAAAGCATCAACTGCCTTTTGTATCATTGATACAATATATCCCTTTACTCTTGCCAGAAATTCACGTGTAATATAAATTGCTTTATTTACTGTACTTCTAGCTTTACCTACACCATTAGTAAGTCCACCAGTATACTTGTTTACATAATAAGTTCCTATATTACCACCACTATCCTGAACATCTTTCAATAGTTGACCAACAACTGTGGTCATCTTACCTTTAAGATCTTGATCCTTACATTTCTTTGCTGTCTCTTGACACCATTCTTCTTGTTTAATAGAAGCTTTCTTCTTTGTTCCTAGACTAACTCTTTCATTTCCATTACCATCTTTAATTCCATCAGATATTCCACCACCAGTTGCATTTACTGTTCCATCAACCTCTTTATCCACTGTTGGTGTTCCATCAGTGTTTGGATTTAGAGCATTACTATCTGTCTTTATTGCAGTTATAAATCTATTATTGTTATTAGGATCTTCCTCATTAATAACAGTTGTGGAACCTGGAACTGTACCTATTGAACCCATGATTATGGGTTTTTGTTTATCATTGTCCAAATAAAAACCAATGACCCAACATCCTGAAATTAACTGGGGATGTGCTCCACCAGTATTTCCAGGCATGAAGGGTACATTGACAGGCATCATCACAGTTGCCCATGGCAAATTTTTAGTAGGCAGCAGATTTTTATCCTGAGGATGATCCCCAACGATTGCTACTTTATAACGGTAACCACCTTTGTTGTTTTCCTCATCAGAGGCAGTACCTTCTATTTGCCCAACCCACCAATTGAATCCATCAGACCCAATCTTATTGGATGGTATTAACTGTGATAATTTCTGATCCATTTAATCATCGTATACTAAACACTCTGGTTCGTCAGGGTGCATATCGCAGAAGAGCTCTAATGCGTTGGGATCGTGGTGATCTCCTGCCTTGATCTCATCTTTATGATGCTCTACATACTCTTCTAGTTCATGTAGTTCCTCTTTAGCATGTCTGCGTGCTGCAGGGTTTGCTAATGGATCGCTAACGATCTCTTGATCTTTTTTGATATGATCTTCTATACTTTTCATATTAGGGAATACCTCCTTATATCATTATTTAGTTCCATGTCCAGAATCTGAATCCTTCATACCATAAGAATCTCTCATGAGACGAAGGGTTGTAAGAAATCTACCATTTGTGCCTTGAGTTTTATCATATGTATGAGTTGCCTCTTGAATGAGGTATAATCCACTGCTTTCTATATCAAATGGTTCTCTCTTAGCTTCTATATCTGGTAACTTGTTTACTAGTCTAACATCAATTTTGTCTCCTGCACATATTTCAGCATTCCCAGGTATTACGATGGTGCATTGTTGATTCTTTAACAATTGATACCTTGCAAGAGACTGAGCTGCATAAAACTTTTGCCAATCTGCAAATACAGTTGGTTTCTTTGCACCATCCTTAGGGTTTACAGAAGCAATATTTGGTTCATTATACCAAGTTTCATGATCTAACATCATAGACATAACCCTTGAGTGTTGATCGGATAGTTCACTCTGATTTACAGGGATCAAAGATACACTTTCTTGTCCACCAAGATGTGCCATATTATCATAACTACTCTTAATTTTATAATTGTACTCTTCATATTGACCAGTAGAATGATTAAAGAACACTACTTTACTAGAATACTTACCTTTTCTTAAGGATGACATCAAATCAATTTCAGAATCAAATACAGATTCATATACAGTAAATCTATCATCAGAACCATCCTCCTGATTGCCTATTTTTTCTACGTATGGTCCCCATGATTCAGATTTAAGTTTTGGAGCAGAGAATGTACCACCTTTTTTATCACATAAAGCATCAACAGAAAAGAAATTGTATCCTCTTCTACTCTCCCAGAAGAAAAATCCACTAGATCCTCTAATCTCCTCTATACTTTCATCATTAGAGGTATTAGAATTATTTGTACTCTGATATGTTCCTTTAGTAGAAACAGATTTAATTGCTAATGAAGATATAATATCAAAAGGTCTCCTTCTATTAGGAAGGAATTTAACCTCAAACATAGATGGTTCAGAGAAAAATGTTTTTGATGATAATAATGAATTTGATACTAAATTTTCAATAATCTTCTCTGGATTGCCTTCCTGACGAGTTAATATTCTTGTACCTTCATTGATAAGAGCTTCTTCTGATATCAAACCTATAGTATATGCCTGTTTTTTCTGTCTAGCATAACGATTACCAATTTTCCAAATAACAAAACTATATTCAAACGCTTCATCTCTAATACTAGTGTCAACTTGAATTAATACCTTTTCACAACCCTGAATAGGCATACCTTGTAATAATCCACCACTATCAACTACTTCCATTGTTGCAGAAATAAATGGAGAAGTAATATCTTCAACATAATTCACTGCAGCAACCAATTGCTTAATCTCTATTGGTTTATCCTTACCTTGAGGAAATATCCTTACAGATTTTAAACGAAAATCCGTATTAGACTGGAATTTTGACATTATGATAATGACCTCAATCCCATTTCTTGGAATATATCAGTTCCAGTATCAGAAGAACTAATACCAAAAGGCATAGATGGTGTAGCATTACCACCAGTATTTGATCCAGAACCCATTTCAGAACCAGTATAATAATTATTGATTATATTCACACCACCAACTGACTCCATAGAAGCTAATCCTAGTGCATTTGCTTCACTTTCAGCACCAGGTCCAAGAAGACTAAGCATTTGACCCTCCAAATCTTTAGTATTCTTACTCTGATTAAAAACACCTCTTAGTGTACTATTAGTCTTAGTTGGTTGACCATATGAATTTCCAGGAAACGATGCCCATACTGGAGAAAGTTTATTAATAACATCATCACTTAAACCTTCTGATCTAAGAAGTTCAGGAGTTACTCCCTTTTCTCTAGCTAAGAACAATGCTAATTGATCTTGAAATTCTGGTGTAAACATCTGTTTAGAAGTATCAGCTCCCATTCTATGAGCATGTTCCTTAAGATGAGTAAATTGATATTTACCAACAGCAGCAGAATTTCCACCATCAAACTGACCAAGACCTGCTTTTAAAAAATCACCTTGTAAGTCATGCATCTGATCAATTGTTCTTCCAGATAAATCACCACCAAAATTTTGATGACCAAACCATGTATTGTATCCTGGATTTCCTTCAGCAAATGATATGGTATTCAATAATGCTTTTTCCTTATTATTATTTTTACCAAAGAAACCACCTCCAGCAACTTTAGCATTAAATGCAAGTGGATCAATACCAGTAGAATTAATCATTTTTTCTCTTGCACCAGGAATCAATACGGTTTCCCCTTTGGTTAACAGTGAAGGAACCTTATCTATACCAGGTGTGCCTTCTACTATACCACCTTTATTAAAAGGTGTCATTCCCATATCTCTACCAATCAATGCAGCATCAATTCCAACAGATGCAGCAGTTCCAAAACCAGGAATTGTTGATGCAGCACCAGATGCTAATTCCAAACCAGCACCAGTAAAATCACCTGCCATTGCTCTTTGAGCAGCAAATATAGCACCAAGACCCAATCCAAGTATAGGAATTTTCTTCGCAATTGCTTTTCCTAAACCTTTTTTCAATAAACCCTTACCTGTTTGTTTAATACCAAGTTTCGCAGTTTGTCTTACACCAAATTTTTTAATTGAATTTGAAGCAGTTTTAGTAGCAAATCGTTTTGCAAATTGTCTTCCACCAAGTCTTGCTGCTACTCTAGGTATTGCTCTTCCTAATCCTCTTTTACCAATAGCTTTGATTCCAGCACCAGCACCCAACAAACCCATGGCACCACTAACAAGTCCTCCACCACCTCCACCACCTTGTGGTTTCTTCACTGAATCGTAACCAAGATTACTTGAAAGGTCAAATCCTTGCTCAATCTGATTTTCTTCTGCTTTAGATAATGCTCTACTTGCTAATTTATCTGCCTGTTCGTGTTGTCTTTCAGCAATTGACTGTTGTACACTTGTTTGGTCTTTTGTAGCTTGAACCAAACTTAAAGTAACAAATGTTAGTCTATCAACTGCTTGAACTACTTCATTATCAGATCCACTACCATTCGCATTTGAAAATGATGATAATTTAGCAAAGAACCCATCATCATTTGATGCAGTTGCTGATGACATATCTACTATCATGTCTGCAGCATTAAAACCCGTACCTATTGTATTTCTCTTAATATTAGAAATAGGTTTAGTAATGCCTCCACCAAATACACCATCAGGATCAATTCCTCTATTTCCAGAAATAGCATTTTGTATAGCTCCACCAAAATTAGCGAATGGAGAACCCCCTAATAAAGCCTTTGGATCTTTTCCTGCTGGTAATGCTGCTACTTCTTCAGCTAAATTAGGGGCATTTTCCTTTTTTGCGTCTCTATTGTTCAAATAGTCACGTATAGCACTAACCATATTCCCAAAATTGGGTCTATGTCGGTTTGCACCTCTTGAGTCTTTATATGATAGAAATCCGTGTGCCATTATCTTTTCTTTGCTGCTTCTTGTTGTTGCTTGAGTTGATCCAAGTGTTGCATTAGAAGACTAGTATAAACTTGTCTTTCCCATGGCATCATATTTTCAATTTCACTCAAGCTATATTTATGGTGTTGCATCAAAGCAAAGTTGGTTTTATAGTATCCCTCTAGCGTTTGATGGAAGAGGGCTATCCGAAAAAATTGGCTAACCCCATAATAACAAATTCCGACGTTTTTCCTGTATTTGGATTTTTCACCGTAAATTTATGTTCCATACGTGGTGATGATGCAAAGAATTCTTGTAATTGTTCAAATTGACTGTTTGTGAGACCTTCTATAAACTCATTAAATTCTTTCTTACTAGTAGTAGAAGAATCATATACATCCTCTTTATCAAATATCTGATCTACACATCCAGCAACTAATTCTACAATTCCATCTGCAGTAGGTGCAGCTCCCATAACAGAACCAGTAATAAATTCACTCCAACCAGCATGTTTCATAATTACACCCATATCATCACTAAGCATAATCTTAGGATCATATTTTGGTGGTTTTGTTACCTTTACTTCAGTTAAATTTAGATTATATGGAACTTCTGTGGTATTGTCATCTTTGCAAACAACTTTCATTTCAACAACATCACCAACAGAAACTGCACGGATATTTAAGAAGATATACTCTAAATCAAAAATTGGCAAATCCTCTAATTTTATTCTACTAGTAATGCAACCCTTCAATAAATTCTTAACTGCCTTTTCTATTTCTTTTTCGTCATTTGTCTCTAATGCCAACAAAAGGAGTTTTTCTTCTTTTACAACAAATGGACGATATTTGATTTTCTTCCCATTTGAAGGGAGTTCCAACTCATAGGTTGGTAAAACAACTTTTGGTAATGCCATTAAAACGATTTCAAGTCATATATTTATATATGCGACTTTTTTGACCAAAAATATACAGAATAAATTTTCCCAGTTTTGTGGAATTAGAAAATACTTTTTGCTGATGCTCCTGTAAATGTAGGCAAAATTGATATCTTATCAAGACCTGATACATCACCTCTAACTCCTTTAATATTCCTATTAATCATGTAATGTCTTTGATATTTAAACTGTGCTGTTACTTTTGTTACCTGACTAGAACCAAACTGTAAAGGAACCGCATCAATAGCATATGGAAATGCTTTTTCTAAAACATATGTTACTGGTTGTCTTTGTATTGCAGATTGCGGACCTGTTTCTGTTTTTGTTATCTTTATAGTTGCTGCATAATCATCTTTGTATGCTACCCTTGTTGTTCTATTTTCTGTCAAATTCCCATCACCAGCTAAAATTTCAGGAAGTATAACTCCTTCTTGAAGATTGCTTTCACCAAATATTGATCCATACCAAAAATTTAAAAATTTTAATACTTCTAAGTTTGCATCTAAAGCAAATCCTAATTGTAGCTCTGTAAATATTCTTGTATGAGGATAATCAACAGATCCTACACCTGTGTAAAGACCAGTTTGCGTACCAGTTGCAGTGTTAATATTTGGTAATTGTGCTTCGTCACAGAACATATGTAGATAGTCAGATTCCAAGCTACCATTGACAGGTTCAGGGAGATCTTCAATCTCAACAATAAAGTTATTAGCAAAGGACATTCCCCCTTGCTTTGATATAGTCTGTAAAAACTTCGGTATGGTCACACTAAATACCTATATTGGTACATTTATATTTATGGCATACTCTGGGAAGTATAGACCTATTAATCCCAAAAAGTATCGTGGTAATCCAACTAGAGTTATCTACAGATCACTATGGGAACGCAAGTTCATGGTATTCTGTGATAATAATCCCTCCATTATGGAGTGGGGTTCTGAAGAAATAATAATACCATACAGAGCACCTGATGGTAAAGTGAGAAGATATTTTCCAGACTTTTACATAAAGGTTCTTGAGAAGTCAGGACAAATAGCAAAATATGTTATTGAAGTTAAACCCAAGAAACAAACTAAACCACCATATGATAAAGATAAAAGAACTGCTGCCTACAGACGGGCTGCCCTGACGTTCGCTAAGAACCGTGCCAAGTGGGACGCTGCTCAGGACTTCTGTGAAGATAGGCAGATGAAATTTTTAATACTAACAGAAGACCACTTAGCGGTATGAAACAATGGCAACTGGATTTGCATCCATCCAGAGAAATACAGTCAATAAGACTGCTGGATATAAAACCCTGTTTGAACGAGTAACAGCAAAAACAGGTGGAGAGAAGAAATCACTCTCTTGGTATAGATCTGCTGTAAAAGCAGAAGCTAGTGTATATAAGAAAAATTTTGGAAAATATATTTTAGATGAGAGACGGGATAATATAGGATCCGTAAAATCACAAGATGAAAACGAATTAAGACAATATACTGTACAAGGACATCTTTATATGTTTGAGTACAAAGCAAAGATGAAATGGTTACCCTATTATGATAGGTTTCCATTAGTTTATGTGATTAAATCATTAAGGAATGAATTTTGGGGTGCTAACCTCCATTACCTACCTATAAAAAAGAGATTGCAAGCTACTAGGAAACTAATGCAAGGTAGAGTTGACGTACCTAAGGCATGTTTCCATAAATACTTACAACCTCATGTTGAAGGTCTGTTAATAGATCTTGCTGAAGATGAATGGGATACTGCAGTCCTATTACCAACAGAAGATTTTGTGAAGTATACTCATGGTGCCATGTTCCCAATAGATAAACAAACTGTCTGGGAGGAAGTCAATGACACATACTATGACAAACTAAAGGGAGTTAGGATAGTAAAATCATATTGAAGAGGATAATTCTATGTCATATGCTGGATTGACTAAAGAAGACATCAAAGTTCTAAAGGAAATAAAGAAAAAAAATAATAAAGTCACTAAGAAAGATTTTGAAAACATTGGTGAAAATAAAATCTATCTTGGATCTTATGGTGCACCAGAAAATAACTATAGTAATGCATCTCTCCGTTATCCATCTAATCAGGATATTGGACCTAGTAGTGACTATGTTTTATTTGAATTTAAAAAATACAAACCTCCTTTTCAAAATGCAACTAGAAAATCAGACAATGGTGATGGAACCCAAGAGAAAGCACAACATGGTCAGTATGATTATAATAGAGTAGGTGAATATGAAAATGCTGAACCAGAATATAAAAGTATTATAATGTACATGCCAGAAGATGTATCTACTGGTTTTAAAGGTAATTGGGGTGGTAAAGCGTTCAGTACATTTGGAGCTGACACATTAAGAGCTGCTGGTGCTGCTGGTGTTGGTGAAAAATTTAGTTCAGCATTAAAAACTGGTGGAAATCAGTTAAAGAAAACTGTTCAACTTGGTGGTGCACAACTTATTAGTGAAACAATAAAAAGTATAACAGGAGATGTAGTAACCAATGATGATATATTTGGTTCTATATCTGGAGCAATATTAAATCCTAATACAGAATTATTATTCAGTGCAGTTGATATGAGAAACTTTCAATTGCAATTTCAATTAGTTCCTAGAAATGCAGGAGAGGCAGATATTGTTAATGAGATAGCAAAAATATTTAAGATGTGTACTCTACCACAAAGAGATCCTGGAAAGGTATTTGATGGAAAGAATGATGCGATTGACGCAGCTTTCATTGGTGTACCAAATCTTTGTAGAGTTTCTTTTATGCGTGGAGCAGAAGAACATGATGTTCTACCAAGATATAAAATGTGTGCTGTAACTGGTGCTGATGTAAACTATACACCTGATGGAAGCTATGCTACATACCCTGATGGACAACCAGTTTCAATGCAATTAAAAATAAATTTCCAAGAGACTAAGATTGTCTTTGCTGATGAAGTTCAAAGCGGAGCTATAAGATAATGTATTTCTCAATTATTCCAAACATCTCATACGATGAGAAACCAATCAAATATCCATTCTCTGAATCAGACTATGTAACTGCTAAGAATTTCTTTCGTAGATACAAAGTTAATGATGATGTATTTTCTAATGCAGTATACTTTAAAAAATATACTATAGTAGATGGAGAACGTCCAGACTCATTAGCTGACAAATTATATGGTGATCCTTTTTATGACTGGATCATATTAATAACAAATAATATGGTCAACGCACAATATGATTGGCCAAAGAGTAACTATGAAGTATATAAAATTGTAGAGAGTGAGTATGATGATCCATACTCAGAGATTAGTTACTATGAAACTTCTGCTATTGGACAATTTGGTGCTGGTCTACGTGTAGATGAGACTTTTTACAACGGTACTCATAAAGTATACATTGATGGTGCTGCAACAACAAAGAACGGTAATGAAATTTGTACTCCTGTTACTGTAGCAGAGGACTGGCAAAGACAAAACGAGGAGAAGAGAGAAATATATATTCTAAAACCACGTTACATACAGTCATTTGTGGATGATTTTAGGAAGCAAAATAAGTACAAGAAGTCAAGTAACTATATAAGTCAGCGTCTTAAAAAAACATTATGATATTTTGGATTGGATTTTTTGTTATGTTCTTCAATGAAGGATTTGTTATGATGAGACACGTTTCACCGTGGTTCTCAAGACTAAGAGATAAACTTATGAAGAGGTTAGGTGACAAAGGTTGGTGGAGACTGCATGGTACCCTAGATTATACTTGGATGGGTCTCGTCACACTAGGATTAATAGTAAACTCTAATAGAGTATCACATCTAATAGCTTTAGGTATCTTTTGGGGTGCATCGTTTTTAATATTTTATTTCCCAAGATACATAAAAAGGTTTTTGGCAAAAAAATACCCCGAAAATATTTCGGGGTCTTAAGGAATTCAATTAGCAATTTTCGTTCAGACCTTCTGCCATATTTTGACCGATGTCAGCACCTTGATTGCCACCAAACATTGCTACCCAACCTGCAGCTACCCAACCAATGAAGGGGATACCAGACAGAGCAGGAGCAGCAGCAGTGCCAACACTGGTACCAACCAACCTACCTGTTCCTTTTGCTGCACCGACTGCTTCTATACAGGCAACAGTCTTATCAGATACTTCACCGCCACCACCTTTTACTATTGTAGATGGATCTTGCCATGATCTCTTGTTAGATACAGGTCCACCCTGATTGGTCTTACCATCCATGACATACTCTTCAACAACTTGAGTTGTATTGTTTGCTAGTCCTAAGAAACCACCCT